AACCAGATAAACTTAACAAATGCTAAATACATGAGTTACATATAAATGTTTATAGTCGGTATTAACGATTATAAAAGTTTATAAGGGTTTTTTGAACGGAATGGCGAGTTTGACGTAGTCGAAAACGAAGTTACAAATCTACAATTGTGTTACAGAATTCAATAATATATATTTAGTAATATATATTATTAAGAGAATAATGAAACCACGAGTTGCTATATTGTATTCCGGTGAAATGCGTTCAAATTCGTTAAATCCGAATTATATAAACGATACAATTATATTAGATGCAACTACCAAATATTTATTAAATGATGAATTTAAAAATAAATATGATTTTGATGTATTTATTTGTGCCGATAATATCGATTTGAAAAAAGCAACTATTTTTTTTGGGAAGGCGAATTTAAAAAATATTTATCTTGATACAAAAAATTGGTATTTAAACCAAATTGAAACAAATATTCCAAGTTATGAACATTTTTATGACAATTATTGCAAAATAGATTTTAAGAATTGCATGAGTCATAAACGCAATACAATTTCTCAATTTTATAAATTATATTCAGCATATAATTTAATGTTAAATTATCAGAAAAAACATGGAGTAAAATATGATTATTTAATTCGAATTCGTCCCGATAGTCGTATTATGCAAAATATCATGCCGTTGTTTAATATTCTGGAAACATCTAACAAAAAGATAATAGCGGAACATGACCAATTTTTCATACTCAAATATGAATACCAAGATATTTTTAAATTAGTAGAATATTGCGGAACGTATAACGAAGACGTTAACCTAAAATCGAATCTATATATGTATTTAATGCAACATGGTAATTTATATTCAAATGATATTTTATGTTTTGCTCCAGAAAAACAATTTGTAGACCATGTTTATTATACAGTTAAAAATAAAGGCGGTGATTTTAATGAAACATTTCTGGGATTAACCTATCCAAGCGTAACTGTGTTGTATAGAGAAAATGGTAAATATGGATATATAAACGATTCGCATCCTATATATAAAGATTCAAATTGTAAATGGACACCGATACATGACGTCAATCGTATTTAATTTCCTAAGATTTGTTTAATTTGTGTGTCGGTTAAACTGGATGTTGTCTTTATTTTATTGATATAATCCATATCAACGAGACTTGGATGAACATACCAATCTTCAAACGGCTTATAAGAACCTTCCCAAAAAACAGATACGTTCGGAAATACTAACATATATCCTCTGTCTAATAATATTTGTCTTGAAATCGATTGAGTATCAAAATAATTCCCTCTATAAATATCGTGTTCAAATGTGATTGTTGCAAATTTATATTTATCAAAAACTGTATCATTTAATAACAAAAATGTATCCAATGTTGATTTATTGTCCACATCTAAATCTAGTTGTAAATAATCAATATTATGCAGAAATTTATTATTATCTAATATTGACCGATAATCGACTTGTCTTGCATCTTTCAATTCATATATTGATTTTGGCCTATGTATTTTATATAATGATTCAAATGAATTATCATATTCAACCATTAAACCTTTCCAATTATATTTATTTTCCAATATGTAAGTGTTATTATGTGTTATCGGATGATTTGACCCAATTTCTACAAATGACCCATTTTGCTTGTCTTTTAATACGGAATAAACAAACACGTCCTGTCCGGCCTGACTGTAACTATTCATTATATATATGTATATATATATAAAACTAATGTTTTATATATAATATACAATATATAATAATACAATGAAGGTTCTATTTTTTAATCATAAAATTAAAAATTGTGGAGTATATCAATATGGGTTCAGATTATATAATATATTAAAACAAACCGTAAATGTTAATTACATTTACGTAGAAATCGAAACGTATGATGATTACATTTCAAATATAAATAAACATCTTCACGCATGCGAAGAAGTTACGTCCACATATTCCGGGGGGCAAACCGACAAATATGGTCTTGATGCAATAATATATAATTATCACAATGTTACAATGCCTTGGTTAAATGCGAATACGATACAACGTAAAATTAAAAATATCGGAATCCCGCACGAATCGTCACATAATTTTTTTAACATTGTATGTAATGTCGACCCAACCATTCTCGAAACTAAAAATGTATATTCGCTTCCACGTCCCATATATGAAAACGTCGACGTATTACTTAATAATTATCAACCGTCGACCAACAGTATAAAAGAGTTTATAGATTATAGTGAACCAAATATTCCTATTTTTGGGTCGTTTGGATTTGGATTCAAATTAAAAGGATTTGATAAAATAGTATCTTTAATAAATAAAAATTATGACAATGCCATAATAAAATTTGTTATACCAGTTGCTCATTTTGACCAAAATAATCACACGACTAACATTGATATCAAAAATATTTGTTTACGGTCAAATATAAAATCTACAATTAAATTGATGATTACGCACGAGTTTTTTTCAAATGAAGATATTTTATGTTTTTTGAACTCAAATACAATTAATTTATTCATGTATGATAAATTAGAACAACGCAGTATTTCAAGCGTAATTGATTACGCTGTATCGGTTAATCGACCGATTGGAATTTCCGACAGTTGTATGTTTAAACATATATATTCGGACGAAATATGTTTATATAAAACACCAATTCGCGAATGTATTAAAAATCACAATGTATATTTTAAAAAATATGTAACTATTTTTAGCAATGAAAATGTTATTAATAAATTTATAAAAATATATAAAGATAATAAATTATACAATACATAAATTATATGCTTATCGAAGTTTCGGTAGGTGAAGCGGTTGACAAATTAAATATTTTAGAATTAAAATATAAAAAAATTACAAATGAATCGAAACGAAATGAAATAATGAAGGAAATTAATTCGTTGCATTCGTGTAATATATATAAGCAAAAATACAATTATTATTATAACATTTTGAGTTATGTAAATGAAAAAATATGGGACTTAACCGACGAAGTAAAACTAATGTCAATTGATGAACCATTATATTCTTCGCATGCTTATCAAATTTTCGAATTCAATCAAAAACGATTCCGAATTAAGAATTTTTTTAATTTATTAATTCAATCGAATATAAAAGAACAAAAAAGTTATAATAGTACATATTGTAAAATTGTGATTGAAAATGAAGAAACGTTTTATAAAAAAATACCAGAAATAAATTATTTTTCAATTGAATATGACTATGTCATATTAGAATATAAATATAAACCGACTTATGCCGTCGATAAAATACTCAGTTCACCGAATATCATTGATGGTGATGATACGAATGATATAAATAAAAATGTAACAAATATCAATATTAATAATTTTATATTACCGAAGCAAACACAATCAATATTTCAATATTCGACAATTAATTATCTTGGTACTGGTAAATTAGGCGATTTTGTGCAGTCGTTATCTATAATAAACGAAACATATTTAATGACTGGAAAAAAAGGGGATTTATATATTTATGATGGCATATATAAAAATACAAAATTAGAACGTTTTCGATGCGGAATTGAATATACGTACAGAGATACATATGAAATTGTTTCAAATCAACCATATATAAATAAATTTCAAATTTTTACCGGCGAAAGAATCGATATTAATTTAAATGAATGGAGATGTTCCCATTTAATGTATAAGGCAAATTGGCATGTGTTATTGAGTAATTATTATAAAGTGAATTGGGGCGCAAGGAAATGGATTACGTCGCCGATTGATATCAAATGGAAAGATACAGTTTTTGTAAACATTTCGTCATATCGACATTCAAATACAATTGATTATAATTTATTACATCAAAAATATGGCAATTCGTTAATTTTCATTTCACCCAATTTAAATGAATATGTAGAATTTAAAAAAAACACAAATTTAAATATTGAATTATTTATGCCTAGCACATTTACCGAATTATGTATAGCAATAAACTCATGTAAATTGTTAATCGGAGGTTTGTCGGCAATTCTAGCAATAGGTCATGCTTTACATATTAATCGTGTAATTGCGCTATGTTCAGACCCGCTTGATAATATATGTAATTTGGAATTTGATAAAATTTGGGATAACATAAGTTATAACATATAATTTTAGTCTGATAATTATTGTATTTTGGTAATATATATATTATCTTTAAATATGGAAATCAATGCCCCAAACTCAATATTAGGCGTACCAAACGGAATAATGTATGGTCAATTCGGCAGAGTAGACGAATTAAATGACCGTATCACTTCTCGACATTTTTCTGATATACCATTGGAGCCCAACTATGATCCCAGACCGGTTCCTACCAAATATTCTCATTTTCCCATTGTTGACCGCCGTGTTCCCGCTACCGTAAAAAAAACAGTACATTTAAATCATCATGTTGAACTCAATTTTAATCCCGGTAGTCGAAACGCGCCTTCTTCTGGGTATTTTGCAAACATTGATACCGAAACCATTTTGCGAAATCAAGCATTTGCTCTGAATCATGGTGCCGACCAAAGCGTATATGTTCCATCGTCGAAAAGCGATTTGTATAATGTAACCATTGTGCATAAACCAAGTGAACAGCCATATCCTGGGTTATTTGATAGACCCCAATTTAAGACGAATGTTTCGCCCAATATTTCAGGGTCTTCGCACATTGGAGCCGACCGATTTAATAATCACACGAGAACCCAATTGCGCGGAACAACCGGTTTATAATAAAAAATATTCTACAATATTTAATTTTTATTATACAAATTTCCTACGACTATCGTCTCCGGAAATCTCCAAAAAAATATCACTATTGATTATAATAGTCTGAAAATGTTTAAATATTTATACCACGTTTTCACATCAAAAAATCCCAATAAAATCTGGCTCAAAATTATGATTGTTTTCGCCATTCTGATTTTGCTGTTTATTCTATATAAAAAACTCAATAAACCGTCGCTCAATGAAGGGTTCTCACAAAACGAACGATTTGTTCTGAAACGAGATTCTGACGCCTATGATGAGTTTTATGTGAAAATATATGACACGCTACATTTGCCCGAAAATAAAGTAAACTCCGAAATGAAAATGATTGTCGATATGACCCAAGCTTCCGAAAAAAGTGCATTTTTGGATATTGGTAGCGGAACCGGACATTTAGTAAATAGTTTACAATCAGCCGGTTATCGCGCATATGGAATCGATAAATCGAAAGCCATGGTAAACCAATCAACAGAACGTTTCCCCCATATTCATTCAAAATGTGGAGATGTGTCAGAACCCATGGCATTTGAAAAAAATACGTTTTCGCATATTTTATGTATGAACCAGACAATATATCAATTCCAAGACAAGGTTGCTTTTTTTCGCAACTGTTTTTACTGGCTGATGCCCGGTGGATATTTAGTCGTACATTTGGTTGACCGAGACAATTTCGACACAATCGTATCTGCCGGAAAACCATCTGTATTTGGAACATCATCTCCACAAAAATTTGCCCAAAAACGTATAACCGATACCATTATTGATTTTGGCGATTTTCAATACAAATCCGAATATGATTTCAACAATAAAAACAGTGATATTGCCGTGTTTAAAGAAACCTTCACTGATAAATTGTCGTCCAATGTCAGGCAAAATGAACAAACCTTGTATATGGAAGATATTTCCGACATTATAAAATCAGCACAATTTAGCGGATTCATGCTTCAAGGCAAAGCCGACATGAGAGATTGTGCCGGCACAAGAGACGAACACCAATACATTTATGTGTTCGAACGGCCGATGTCTTAGATGAGTATTCTGGACAAGATATTTCGTTCCTTAATCCATAATATATTTATCCAGATTGGATATATATATTATGACAAACCATGTATGAATACATTTATCTAATTATTGTGTTTCTCATTATTCTATGGTTTGCCTATACCAAAATAAAATATCCTTTTTGGAATATCCAGCCAGTATTTCATACATACGATTATTGGCGATATTTTGTAGGTTCTCCCTTTATTATACAAAAGCAATATCCGATAAAAACTAAATTCTGCAAGTTCGATTTGGTAAAAACAATTCCTTTTTCCGAATCGACTGAAATCCAAAATAAACAATACATTGAATTATTACAAAGTCATTATATCGAATCAGACCGCATTTTGGTTACATTGAATGAAGAGAACTTGAAGGCATATTTTATTGGACATAATAACCCGTCTTATCTGTCATTTTATAATGAAAAACATTATATGTATGAAGGCTCTACAATATCTGCCGTCGATTATCCAGTGGGTTGTATGAGTTCGCGTCCCATCAACCTGTTCATGGAAACGAAAGATCCGACCAAAGTCGTTGACATAATCACCGTTTTTTTCTGGGATTTTATTTGTATACATCGAGAACATCGTCCTAAAAAAATAATCCGCAATTTGATACAAACCCATGAATACAATCAACGCATTCGTAATCCGGACATATCGGTATCTTTATTTAAAAAAGAAATCGATTTATGTGAAGGCATTGTGCCGCTTACCAAGTATACATCTTATACATTTTATTTAAGAAATCTCCGCGTTCCTTCACTGCCTCCGCATTTTTCCATTATTCGAATATTCAAAGAGAACTTGGATATTTTATCCGACTTTCTATACATGATTTCACATTCCGAAAAACGCATGTTTTCATTTTGCGCCATTCCGGACACAGGTTCTCTCACTTCTTTAATAAATTCCGAAAATTTATTTGTATATTGTTTAAAACGAGGCGAACATATCTACGGAATGTACTTCATTAAAGACGCAAAAACTCGATATGAGGACTTGGATGGCGGCACACTTCAATGTGTCGGGAGCGTAATGAACAGCAATTCGGCAAGTTTATTTGCCAACGGATTTACGCGTTGTATACGTGAAATTCTTAAAATCGATAAAACCTTCAAAATGCTTATCATTGATAACACGTCTCATAATGTTACCATTTTATGGAAATGGCGCGAAAAACATAATATAGTATTTGAAACCCCGACAGCCTACTATTTATATAATTTTGTATATCCAGGTTCTCCACTATTAAGTCAAAATTGTATGTTTTTATTGTAGCGAATAGTATCGTCCACTAAAACAATGTTTTTAGGTTATGCAATAAGCTGGTTTTTTGTTTCACCAAGTCTATATCAATATTTTTTTTATATTTTTCCGGATTTCGCAATATATCGGTCAATAATGACATGTCTTTGGTCACATCACCAGACAATCGAATGGCATAATCATTGAAATATTGTTCGATGTTATGACAACCCCAATAAATCGGCGTTCCTCCGCATAATAATGTATTAACTATTTTTTCGGAAAAATAATGGTTTGATTGGAAATTTTCAATACAAATATGGAAATGATACGATTCATATGGTTCCAATTCTTTGAAATTCCCTTTTACGCGAGAATCGTTTAATTTTTCATAGTACATTCCGCCTCTGCCATGAATATCGATTGGGATATTTGTGTTTAAAATAGCCTGTGCCAATTTGTGTCGGTATTTATGACCCGGGGCATTATTTTTTTGACTGACCATGATCGACATTTGATTTGTTTTTTGCGGGATATACGTTAATGGCGTATTATGCCACATGTATGAATATCCTTCCGTAAATGGTTCGGGTAAATCATATTTATCGCCCACATAATATTTACCGATGTTATGGCGAGCGTAATTAACAAATTCGGGTGTCAAATTTAAAAACGGAATGGGTTCCAGAGATAATCCGACCACTCGGTTTTTAGGTATGTTTAATTCTGGCATACCGGTATTCAAAATAATCGCATGGGTGTAGTTAGCTGAATCAGAATCTACAATATATATTTCTTTATCATTTCCATAATTTAACAGTAAACATGATTCACACATTTTCTCAATTTCGCCTTTTAACCTCATTGTATCACCAATCTCTCTACTTGCAAATATTCGTATACGAATCGACATTATTATAAATATTAGTATAAACGTGAACTAATATTTATATGGATTTGATATATATGTTATGACTGGATGAAAACGTAGACGATGCGAAGCGAGTCGAAGTTTTCATCCAGATTATATTTTTTGGCGCACACGTTATGTAAGCATAAGGAATATGATAAAATTATCTCACATATTTTCCCGCTCTGGAAAAAGAATCGACGATAAAAATCATAAAAACCCCCAAAAATGTGTACAATATAAATTCTTCTGTTATGTTATTTGTCCGCTCATTCTGCTGCTCTTCCAGTAAATGTATCATATAATTAATCTTTTCCATGAATTTGTCATCTCCTGCAGCGACTTGTTGATTTGCGCCTATGCCCATCTTTGCATAATAAGGTTGGTTTATTATTTTAGCTTGGTCATAACTTGTTCGATAATTACTATAATTACCTAAATTATTATTCGCAGCATAGTTTCCTTGTTGTTTTTCAACATACAATGCCGGGGCTTGTAATGGATTTTTTGGCGGACTAATTGGACTATCTTCGGGCTTACCTAATTCCCTCACATTCAATTTTGGATTTGGCATTGGATTAAAATCAGCGAGATTATTGTCCGATGTGATGGATGTGATTTTATTTAACATTTCGGTGACTTTTGATTGGCGATTTTCATTGTTCATTTGAACATCTGTAATGGAAGGAGGTGATGATTTTTGTAGACTTGTGTTTTTAGAATCATCCTCCGGTTGTTCATTATATTCGGCCAAATCCTCACTTGAACCATTAAATGGTCTAATTTTGGTTGGTTTTCTTAATGTTGAAACTCGTTTTTTGGGTACATTATCATCATTATTTGTCCATGCAGATGCCGTTGCTAATAATGACATTAATAATTAGTTTTAATATTTACTTTAAAAAAAGGGTAGATAATTATTTCAGATTTTGTTACGATATATTTCTAAAAAATTTAAAACCAAAAATTGTCCATTTATAAATTCGCCGTATTTATAGTTTTATATTTATACAAATAAATATATATACATTATACAACATGACTCGTAAAATTATTTCTGAATTTATACCCATATTTTTACTGTTTTTATTTATTGCATATCCAAAAGTATTCGTTCCGTTTAGCCACACCATTTTAGGAAGATTGATAGCTGTTCTCATTATTGTGTTTTACTCTATCATCGACATTACATTTGGTGGACTTGCATGTGTCATTGTTATTTTATATTATCAAACTGATTATGCCGAAGGAATGACGGACATATCGACTTTAAATGACCAAACTACTTCGACTGAATCATCCACAAATTCTTCTGATTTCAAGGAACCCAGTCATGAAGTATCTACGGCACCTGTTGGCGGTGTCGTAAATGGAACGACCGAATTTTCATCGGCACCATCTACGCCTGTAATACGCCCATCCTCTGGTTCTATCACCAACGAAAAAATAAAAACCGAAACAGATATAAAAACGCCCAAATCATCAAATGATTGGGCATCCACCGTTTGGAAAAACATATATGCCCTTTATAAACCAACTGACCCGGAAGATTCGGTCGGAGTGGTAACAGAACCGTTTTCAGAATATAAATAATTAATCTCTGTAATACCGGAGAAAAAACTTCGATTTTTCCGGTATTATTAATTATTTTATGAGACCGTATAGGTCTCATAAAATAACAGAGTGGTGCGTATATCTACGGTTCCGCCGCGCCGTTCTATGGAACGGTACAATAGACGTAATTAACCAATTCACCTTTTATTGACACAGGATTTTTTATCATAAATAGATATATAATGTCCAAAAAAAGAAAAAGTCCGGTGGCAAATAATATTTTCCAATACTTAAATAATAATGTTTATGCAATCAATAATAGTAAATTGTTTGCCGGATTAATGATTATTATATTGAATATTGCTTCCAAATTCGTTACCATTAAATTAAGCAAAACTATGGAAGCCTATTTGAAATATACATTTAGTCGAGATATATTGGTGTTTGCAATTGCATGGATGGGAACTCGAGATATATACATTGCACTGTTTATCACATTTATTTTTGTGATTTGTGTCGAATATGTATTTAATGAAAATAGTATGTTCTGTTGTTTGCCCGAACAGTTTACCGATTATCATGTGTCGCTATTAGATAATAGCGACAACGTGACACCAGAAGAAATAAAACACGCTGAAGAAGTTTTAGAAAAGGCAAAAAAACAAAACCCGGAAATAAAATTTCAAACTTATAAGGCATATTAGTGTTTGCAAAGTATCAATGAGGTCATTCACCAAGAATGGGCAACGACATTAAATTATTCGGATAAAAATATCAATGTATACATTGACATACATAAATATATAATAATATATATATCAACGATTATAATATATATTATACTTTAATAAAATGGCAAAAAACAACGCCTCCATTATAAATAACCCAAATGCAAAATCAACCAGCACATTTGTTATCGAACAAATTAAAATAATGTTAGATTTGGGCGAAAATAAACCATCTGCAATTCCATTTACGTCCAGTATGTTATATCACCCCGATTTACAAAAAAAAGAGGAACAATCGGCGCCATTATCTGAATTTCCATATTTTAATGCCGATGTGGTATATCCATTCGACATATTATCCAAGTTGGATTATAAAAATAAAGTGAAATTCTTTTTTAATAAAGCATTTTTTGAAAAAATATTATTTGCTTCAAGTGAAAATTATAACCTACAAAAAATAAAAAATGAAAATCAAACACAAATTGAAATTAAATTAAAAAAAGAAAATTTGGTGCAAGAACAAAAAAAATTGGAAACGATTAGTATCCCCTTTCGAAAAAAACGAATTCTTGAATTGGAGTCGGAAATTAAAAACGTAACCGATACAAAATATAACTATAAAAAAAATGAATCGACACGAAAATTGGAGATGTATAAAACTATATTAAAAAAATATGAATCCAGATTAACCGCTATAAACAAAGAAATCGAAGATTTAATTAGCCCGACTAAACGCATATTAAAAAAATATAATGCAGAAATTGTCAACGAAAATATTCACATTATGTTAGAATTATTATTCCCTACAAAATATCCAAGACCCGATAACTTAAGTGATTCGTTTACCCAATATATTCAGCAAAAAACAACACCCAAAAAAAAATCATTAAATATTATGCAATCGGAACGTTTTTCGTATATAAAAGAAGGTAATGATATACTTACCATAACCAATGTTATATGGTTAAACGATATGGTAAACAATCCGATATATCGTAAATTTATGGTAGAATTTGCAAATTACATTAAATGGTCAATGGGGGAATCGGAAAAAATAAAAGAAGAGATTGAAACAAAAGAAAATGCATTATTTGAGAATTTAAAAACAGAAGATTCAGATGCAAAAAAAGGTTCAAAAAGTCTGAAAATTACGGAAGATGAAATTAAAGAAATAGAGTCTAAAATAGATTTTGTGGGTTCAAGTTCACTTATATATAACCGTACATTAAACGGCGAACTTGTCGAGATTGTTAATAATTT